AGGTTGAAATCATTGACCGTGAGAAATTTGAACAGAATATAAATGAGGTAGTGACTAAGTATCAAAATTACACAGTCACAGCCTCAACCATCAAGGATGACAAGCAAGTCCTTGCCAATCTACGCAAACTAGACAAGCAAGTCTCTGATGAGCGTATCCGAAATAAGAAACTATTGTCAGAGCCTGCTGATGAGTTTGATAAGTACATCAAGCAAGCCATCCAGCCATTAAAGGACATCATTGACAAGATTGACACAGATGTCAAAGAGTTTGAAAACCATCAAAAAATGGTCAGACTAGACACGGTCAAGGCTTATATCTCAAACAAGTCAGCTGAGTACATGATAGACCCTAGAGTCTTTGATGAAAAGGCTACAGAATACATCAAGACCAGTGATTTCATGGCAGATGGGATGACGCTCAAAAAAGCTACCATGAAAAGCCTTGATGACATGGTTACGTTTGAATTTCAGAAACAGCAAGAGCTTGAGAAATCTAAATCAGCTATCTCAGGCCTCTGTGCTGAGTATGGGATGACTGACTCTCCATACATCAGAATGTTACGAGACTTGACCCTTGCTGAGGTCTTTGAACAAATTAAGGCTGATTATGCTTTTCAGAAACAAAAGCAAGAGCTGGAACGCTCAAGACAAGAACTTGAGCAAGCTAGTCAGCCAAAATCAACAGAGACCCCAAAATTTGACCCTGAGACAGGCGAAATCTTGGAGGGTGGGGAATTGTCCCAAAACGAGCCAAACGCTCTCAGAGGGGTTGAAAATGGCTTAAAACGATATACCCAAAAAATGACAGTTGAGGTGTATCTTGTAGATACGGCTGACAAAGACCATTTCAAGGCTGGTCTAAGTCAACTCGGATTTGATTTTAAGAAAAACTATCAAGTCAGTGGTTATCAACGTATTGAACCATTAACTCAGGCTGAACTCAATGAGCAATGTGGGTGGTAAGTATGGAAATTAGAGAAATATCTGACAGCGTAGCCATCTACTCGGACGGCAAGAGATTGCAAGTTATCCACAACCTAGGGGATGAGTTTATCCTAGATTTTAAGGTGGGAGAGGATAGCGTCTGGAACCTTGATGGCCAAGTCGTAGAAATTATTGACATGATTGAGCCTGTCTTTAAAGTTTGTGGTTTTTGCTCAAAGGCTGGAGAGGGCATGCAGCGCTTAAAACACGCTATCGTCCACTTTGAAAGATTTGAGCAGTATATCAGAGATAATCAGGAAGACCTGATGATCTGGTGGCACAATCCAGGAGGGGAATATGATTAACAACGTTACACTGGTTGGGAGGCTTGTAGCGCCTCCTGATCTACGAAAAACGCCTAACAATGTATCTAGCTTGCAGGGCACACTTGCGGTCAATCGCAATTTCAAGAATGAAAATGGAGACCGTGAGGCTGATTTTATCAATTTCCAAGCGTGGAGAGGTACAGCTGACATCATTGCTCAGTATTGCAACAAGGGCTCACTTATTGGACTCACAGGGCGCTTACAAGTGAGGTCTTATGAGAAAGACGGTCAGCGTAGATATGTGACCGAGGTAGTTGCTGAGAGCGTCGCTCTGCTAGAGAGTCGCAACAGTCAGCATGGACAAGGTTAAGGGAACAGTTTCCAAAATGGGAATAACTCACCTTTTGCCGATCCTAACCCATTTGACCTCCCAGCTGACGGTTTACCGTTTTAAAAATACTATCGGAGGCTAAACATGAAAAAATCAGATATTAAGCCAGGCGATTTTGTGAAAGTCCTCAATAATGGGGATTTTCACACTATAGTCCAGATAAAAAATGTATATGACAGATACATAGAAACAAGTCACGGAGTTTACAACGCTGAAACACTTGCATGCCGTGTAAATAGGAATTGTGTTATATCAGGGATTGTAAAATGGGAGGACCAGAATGGAGTGGACGGATTGGGTGGAATGGGAACCTGAAACCAAAACGGACATCAAGACCAAAATTGAAAATGACGGGTACACTTTCCCACACTACGACAAGAAAAACAATGGCGTCAAGTACGTCATCTCTACACTGGACATCAAACGAGACTGTCTAAGGCTTGGGGTACCATTTGAAGATGTGTACCCTTTGCAAACTACACTTTTTTAACAGGAGAAAGAACATGGCAAGTAAAATCAATGTGACAGAAAATATTGCTATCATCATTGAGAAACAAAAAATAGAGGTCGTTACGACCCTAAACTATGATATGAGCATTAGCTTTGATAACAAAGACGCCGCACCACACTAGATGAGAATGGTGATCTTTTTGAACCAGTCTACAAGTGCAAAGTTCAGGCAATTCCCAAAAATGATGTATTTTTTACCTCATTGACACGAGTCAAGAGCAACATCAAAACACTACAAGAGGTTAAGAAATTCTTTGAGTTCGTAAATGAAAACAGAGAAAATCTCTTTGAGATGGCAGGATTTAAGGGGGCTCTTGAATGAGATTGACCCTAAACATTGAGCCTAAACCTCAATCACGGCCAAGATTTGCAAGGCGTGGGAGTTTTACCACGACTTATGAAGATAAGGGCATGAAAGCCTGGCGCAATCATTGTCAGCTGCTCATTGCTAATCAGTACATGGGGCAGCCTATTCTTGAGGGAGCTCTGAGGGCAAAGCTTAGATTTTACATCAAGCCTCCTCAGTATATTTCAAAGGTCAAGAAGAACCAACAGGCCCTCCTGGATGAGATTATCCCTGTAGGCAAAAAGCCTGACATTGACAATTACGAAAAAGCCCTCTATGACAGCATGTCAGGGATCGTCTTCCAGGATGACGGTCAGATAGCGCTACATGATGTAGGCAAGTTCTACAGTCTAAACCCTCGTATAGAGGTAGAGGTGGAAGTTATGGAACCCCTGAGTATTTAAAGAAATGAGGAGCAGATGGCTGACTACGCATTATATCAGGGTGATGTGTTTGTTACGCTTGGGACATTAGCGCAGATCAGTAGCGAAACAGGAATTACTGAAAGGATGTTAAAGTACTACACTTACACATCACACCAAAGACGAAACCCAAACGGTAGGGCCGTTATTAAAATTGAGGAGGAAGATAATGAGAATTAAGACATCAAATGACACGATCATTCATGTCAATAAATCTCAGCGCAGTATCACAATCGAGGGCGTCGAGTTAAGCGGCGATTGTCGGGCTCTAGTTTCAGACAATAAGAACGGAACAGGCACAATTACCCTGATTTTTGACGGTAAGATTATTTAGAGGAGGTAAAATGAAACGATTTATTGCAATATGGATATTATTGTCTGCTGGATTGAATGTCTGGCAGAGTATCCAGATTAAGAAATTAGAAGAAAAGCGCCCTATTGTAGTCTACAAAGCAGACAATCAAGGCGCAGAAATCAAAGGTAGAGTCATCCAAAAGGAGCAGATTGGCGAACTCTACACGATCACAATACAGAACTACGGCATTTTCGTAGTCACGCAAACAAGCTACGAAACTTTAAGGATTGGAGACGAGGTGAAGTTATGAAACCAAAAAAATATCCATATTCAGGAGCTAAAAAGACAAAGGAAACAACTCAAGAAGATAAGTTGGAGCTTGTAGCATTTCCAAACATTGCGATCAGAAAAAATTTGCTCAAGCATATCTACACAGTTGTTAAAAATCATGATGGCGCTACTATTATTTTTTTCAAAATTCCTAAAATTTTTGGATACGAGGAACAAAGAGCCAGGATAAATTTGAGTTATGAGGAGACAATGAAAATACTCAATAGCTGCTAAAAGAAAAAAGCCAAGACACTCTCTGTCTCAGCTATAATCTCAATAATATTATTATATCACAAAAAGGAGATAGAGAGTGAACAAGGCTAAAGAGCTCTTGAAAGAGCTGCAGGATCTGGACATGGACATTCAAAGCCGTATAGATGAAATCAATGAGCTTGAGGCAGGTTTGCTCTCAAGCCCCAAGTGGACTGACGTCAAAGTCCAAGGTGGTCAAGCTAGAAAAGTTGATGACGTCTATACTCAGCTTGTCGTGATGAAAGAGGCTATAGAACAGGATACTAAAGAGGTTATCAACAGAAAGCTTGAATTAGGTAGAATGATCAACA